CCTTACGTCCTTTACTATCCTTGCTATTGCGTCTATCTCTAAATCGCACCCAATAAGTAAAGCCTTTAGTTTGAACATTGAAATAATCTAGTATTTCAATATCGTCAATTTTCATGCGTCTGGTTCGATAGTTACTTGTAAAGGGAAACCGTTTTGTCTAGCTGCCGCTGTAGTATCGATACCTTTTTGTTCAGCTATTTCGTGAGTATAAACACCAACCACTGCACTACCTGTATTGTGTATTTCTAATGTTAATTCTTTAGCCTGAGTTTCGTTGTGTTTGAAAATTTCTGTTAACACGCCAATTACGAATTCCATAGGTGTTTTATCGTCATTGAGAAATACTACCTTCCACAATTTAGGTGGCTGAAGGCTTACTGTAATTTTTTCGTCAATTTGCACGTCGGTAGTCATTTAATCCTTACTCCAAGAAAGGGGAGGTTTCCCTCCCCTATTATATTACTTAATCTCAACGATGTCAATAATACGTGGTTTCAACTCTTCTGGAATTTCTCTTTCTAACTGGATGAGAAGAATACCATTCTTAATCTCTGCCTTGCGTACCTTAACATGTTCAGCTAGAGTAAAGGTTCTTTCAAAATCTCTAAGAGCCAGACCCCGATGAATATACTCAACATCAGGTGTGTCTACCTCTTTTCTTTCGCCGCGAACTGTAAGTTCGTTGTTTTCTACTTCAACAGTAATCTCACTTTTTTCAAAGCCAGTTACAGCAATAGAAATATCGTATAGGTTTTCACCTACCTTGGCGATATTATATGGCGGATAGTTTGTTGATAACTGTGTTGCGAATCTACGCTCCATGTCATCAAAAATACGATCAAAGCCAATCAATGCTCTGCTTAGAGCTGTTGTATCATAACGTTGTACTTGTGTCATCTTAAATCTCCTTATAAAGTAAGATAGTGGGCCCTATGCCCTATTACTGGTCCTCTTATGAGTAACCGGTAATTCTGATTTCTTCTGACGTTTTTCAGAAAAAGAATTCTTTTTGAAAATTGCGTCCCAATTAGCATCAAACGTCTTACGATCAACGCTATAGGGACGCGGTGTTGAACCTTTGCCGCCCAAAGACATTTTAGTCTTTCTTTTCAGTAAAGGTAGCATCAACTACATCGTCCTCTTGAGAAGGAGATGGTTGAGCCTGTGCAGCCTCTTTAGCTTGCTTCTTATCTAAGAGAGCTTTCATAGCCGGATAGACTTTGTTCAACTCTTCTGCGATCTTATCTTTGTCGTCGCCCTTAGCTGCTTCTTCAACAGATTTGATAGCTGTTTCAAGTTCGTTGATTTCAAGATCAGACAACTCGCTACGGAACTCTTCAAGATCCTTACGAACTTCATGTAGCTGTGTCTCAGCAGAGTTTTTCGTCTCTATAAGTTCACGAGCCTTTTTATCAGCTTCAGCATTTACTTCGGCATCATGAACCATACGTTCAATTTCCTCTTTACTTAAACCACTATCACTCTTGATAGTAATTTTGTTTTCTTTGCCTGTGTTTTTATCCTTAGCTGAAACGTGCATGATACCATTGGCATCGATGTCAAAGCTGACTTCAATCTGAGGCAAACCTCTACGTGCTGGAGCAATGCCTTCTAAGTTGAACTCACCTAGACCTTTATTATACTTGACTAGTTCACGTTCACCCTGATATACTTTAATAGTAACCGCTGCTTGATTATCTTCGGCTGTTGAGAACACCTGACTGGCCTTGGTAGGAATAGTTGTGTTCTTTTGTATCAATTTGGTCATCACACCGCCCAGCGTTTCAATACCAAGACTCAAAGGAGTAACATCCAACAACAGTACGTCATTGCGATCGCCGCCTAGAACAGCACCTTGAATGGCAGCACCAACAGCCACTGCCTCATCTGGATTTACATCCTTACGTGGGGCCTTACCAAACAGTTTTTCAACTGCTTCTTGTACCTTAGGCATACGTGTCATACCACCGACAAGGATGACTTCGTCGATGTCGCCTGCGCTAACACCGGCATCCTTCATGGCAATCTTACAGGGTTCAATTGATCGTTGAATTAGGTCGTCAACTAGACTTTCTAGTTTGGCCTTGGTGATCTTGACCACCAAGTGTTTAGGCCCTGTAGCATCAGCAGTAATGTAAGGCAAATTGACTTCAGTCTGGGTAGAACTTGATAGTTCAATTTTGGCTTTTTCTGCTGCTTCCTTTAAACGTTGAAGAGCTAGAACGTCCTTAGTAAGATCTACACCTTGCTCTTTCTTAAATTCTTCAACTAGAAAATCCATAATGCGATTATCAAAATCCTCACCGCCCAAGAACGTATCACCGTTAGTGGATAAAACTTCAATCTGCTTGTCGCCGTCTAGGTTAGCTATTTCGATGATTGAAATATCAAAGGTACCACCACCTAGGTCGTATACAGCAATTTTAGAATCTTTCTTGTCTTTCTTATCAACGCCGTAGGCAAGAGCTGCGGCTGTTGGTTCATTGATAATACGTAGAACTTCTAGTCCTGCTATCTTACCTGCATCTTTGGTAGCCTGACGCTGGCTATCATTAAAGTAGGCAGGTACTGTGATTACCGCTTGAGTAACTTCTGAGCCAAGATAGTCTTCTGCGGTCTTCTTCATCTTGCGAAGAACTTCTGCAGAAATCTGTGGAGGTGCTAGTCGCTTGTCGTCAACCTTAATCCAAGCATCGCCGTTACCATTTTCAATAATTTCGTAAGGAACTAGATCAATATCTTTTTGTACAGCATCTTCTGTAAACTTACGACCAATTAGGCGTTTGGCAGCGTAAATGGTTTTCTTAGGATTGGTAACAGCTTGGCGTTTTGCACTTACACCTACTAGAACTTCGTCATTACTGTAGGCAACAATGCTAGGTGTAGTACGAGCGCCTTCTGCGTTTTCAATTACTTTGGGGTTTCCGTTCTCAATAACAGCCACGCATGAATTGGTGGTGCCGAGGTCAATACCGATGATCTTAGACATAAATTTTATCTCCTCATAAAGTAAGATCTTTTGGGCACTATGCCCTATAAACTGCCCACTTAATGGTACAATTTACAAATTTTATTTATCTCACAAATACATCATTTATCTGTCTATTAACACGAATAAATGTTGTGCATTTGCTCAATTGTTTTAGCGTAGGAGCTCCTACATAGGTACAGGCCGAACGAAGCCCGCCTAGCAGGTCCAATACTGTTTTTTCTACAGGTCCTTTATGGGTCACACTAACTGTTCGACCTTCTGACGAACGATAGTTAGCAACACCGCCATGATGTTTTTCCATAGCTGTATCTGAACTCATACCATAGAAAGTTATCAAACCATCTTTGACTGTGCCACCACCTTCATCATGTCCTGCTAGCATACCACCCAGCATTACAAAGTCCGCGCCGGCGCCGAATGCTTTAGCTACATCTCCAGGACAAGTACAACCGCCGTCAGCAATGATGTGTCCGCCAAGACCGTGAGCGGCGTCAGCGCACTCAATGACCGCGGATAACTGGGGGTACCCGACACCAGTCTGAACGCGAGTAGTGCAAACACTACCAGGGCCAATACCAACTTTAACAATGTCTGCTCCTCGTAGAATTAATTCCTGTGTCATGTCTCCAGTAACCACATTACCGGCAATGATAGTTTTATCAGGCCAACGTTTTCTAACATCTTCAATAAAATCGCCAAAGTGTTCAGAGTAACCATTGGCTACATCAACGCAGATAAATTTGATTCTATCGTATTCGTTGATAATACGACTCAATCGTTCAAAATCTCGTTCGCTGGTTCCTGTGCTAACAGCGAAATGATCTGCTCCTATATCTTGTATAGTAGTTTCAAAATACTCTGTAGTGATATTCTTTACCAGGCAGGTAAACATACGATGTCGATACAAGGCATGCGCCATCTCCAATGTACCTACACCGTCCATGTTTGCTGCTATGATAGGAACACCAGTCCATTCATAGCCGCTATGCTTAAATTTATAAGTGCGTTTTAGATCTACGTCTTTGCGACTGCTTAGAGTACTACGCTTAGGACGAATAAGAACGTCTTTAAAATCTAATTTTACTTCATCTTCTATACGCATTTACTTCCACCAAATCTCGTAGGGAAATTCAATCCATACGTCTTTCTCAGCCTTGTTCACTTCAATGGCCGTAAAGTCCATCTTTACGTTACACTTACTGGCAAGGTTATCTACTACCACAGCAAACTTTACGTTATTATTCCAAACGTTGTTCCATCTTGGATCGTTGGGGAGGCACAAGCTGGGCCAATCTTTCATTAACCAATTCAGTGTTGCACCAGAATCATTGATATCGTCAACTACCAAGATGTTTCTTAGTGTGCCGTCAAAGCCCATAGCATCCTCTGCCATGCCGCAATCACTGACACATTCGCCGCTGTCGCGTAAGCTGATCTGTAACGGTTTCATAGGCACGTCAAAGTAATGACTAATCATTACCGCAGCACTAAGACCGCCTCGACTAATACCTACAACATAGTTAGGTTGCCATTTGGATGAGGCGATCTGCTGGCAGATGCTATGAATATGGGAATTAAATTCTGATTGGGTAATTGGAAATTTGTTCATCGTGCTAAAGGATTAATTAGTTTACCATCAAAGGTAGATGTACTACGCAGGGTTTTAAAAATGTTTTGTACTCCAACTGCTTGATTCCAAGCATCCTCTAGTGCGTGATGCTTGAGCACAGGTGGACGTTTAGGATCAATACCTAGATCAAATAACGTTCTTGTATCGCGAACTTCCCAGAAACTCCACGGGATAGCTTTACCAATCTTACGAAATAGGTGTTCGCAGATAATAACGTCAAAGCCAGCACCGTGACTCCATACACGTTTAGCACCCCAACAGAATTTATAAAGTTGGTTAAGAGCTTCTGTGATAGGAATTCTACCGTCTGGACTAAATGCTTCATCTTGTGCTGCTTGGCTCTGTTGAGCCCACCAATCAAGTGTTGCTTGACTTACTGTGCAACCAAGAGTGTCGCAACTATCCAAATCAACTTTGACATAGAATTTTTCACATTTAGGAAAATCTACATCATCGCCAAACGGGTCAAATTTAACCGCTCCAATAGTTAATACTGAAGCGGTTGGGATGACATCTAGTGTCTCGAGATCAATCATAATATCAGTGTTCATACAGATATTATACAGTATCTAAAAACAAAAGTCAATACATTTTCTTAGGTAATTTTGATTCGCGCAGTTTTTTCGCCCAACGTGCCTTAGCAGCCGCTGCCTTGCGCTTACGTAGACTAGTTGGTTTTTCGTAAAATTCTTTACGGCGTAGTGTTTCTAGCACGCCACTATCGTCTACTTTCTTTTTGAAACGTCTTAGAGCGAAATTTACGTTTTCGTTGTCTTTGACAGTTACTCGTGTTCCGCCTAACTTAAATGGAATCTCTCTACTCATATGTACCTATCGTTTTAGTTAACAAATTGACGACATCGTCAACATTATATATCACTCTTTTGTTGGCCTGCGATAAAATCTTTAGATTACCAAAGTAGTAACCGTTAGATTGTGCTGCCAAATATCCTACTAGGAGATGATTATCACTATCTGCATTAAAAAAACACAGTTTAGATTTGGCCTTTTTATCCAATACCCAATCTATAGAACTAGACTGAGAGGAATAAATGATTAATTCATGTATGGTATTGAGTCTGCCTAGAGCAGTTGAAATCACTTGGCTTTGATCGTCTGTTAGGTCTACTAACAATAATCTCAACCCGTCTATTTTTACATCGTCTGGTTCTGTAACCAGTAAGATTTTATCTGTCATTTCGTGCTTTTATTCTTTGCCAAAGAGTCTGTGCGTTTTGTTCGCTATTTTGTTTATAACCTACTTCTCTATTGTTTTCTTTATCAGAGATTGGCCGTCCCTCTCCATCCAACTCACTATCTTTTTTTTTAGATTCTTCTTCTTGATAGTCAGCTTCTGGGCGTAGGTACTGCATCCAAGGTAATTCTTTAATGATACCTTTTTCTAACAGTTGCCTTTGTAATTTCAAACTACTATCTGGATTTTCGTTCTTCCAGCGAGCCATGGCTGCTTTTTCACTTTCTTCAGCAGAATCTACAATTAAATTATCTTCGTTTGTTTCTTCTACCACTTCCGGTAATGGTGCAGGAGTAGGTTCAACAATCGTTTTTTCTTCTTCTGGTTTATATACCTGAGGAGGTACGGAGCCCCAACCCTCCGGATACTTGAATCCTCGATTAAGATATGGGTGTATCTCAAATATTGATTTTTCTTCTAGAGGTTCTGTGACAGTGGTTTGGTTAACTACGTCAACGGCCACCTCTGGGCTGTCACCCTCCGCAGGAAGTTCTTCTTCCTTTTGCCTAAACCAATTAAAACTGTATTGGCTGGCTAGTAGCAGGATAATTGCTAAAGGATCAAAAACTAAAACAATAATAATTATTACCCAACGAACCGCTCTTTCTAGAAGGTCGCCATCTGGGTTATCGCCGTAGATCAGTGCTGCAATATATTTAATTGGTCCAACTTCTGCTTCTACCTTACGAAGTTCTTTGGCTATTGGTGCTCTTTCTTCGTTGAGTTGGGCAATCTTTTTCTGCGCACCAGCAATGTCATTTTGAAGTTGTTGTCTCTCTCGAGCCTGTGCTCTACGAATTTGAACTGCTCTTTCTGCACCTTTTTCATCGTCACTGCGAGATAAACGTTGATCAACTTGAGCATTCATCTGCTCTAGGGCCTTACGAGCAGCTTCTATATTGTCACGCTCAGTCTTAATCTTTTCATCTATCAGTGCTACCTTGTCTGCAACATCACCAGTAGGAACCGCTTGATCTAGGTGCGCCTTAGACAGATAACCAAAAATACCCATACTGGTAATCAGCATGAGCACAGTAATGGCAATTAGAAGATAGCTCTTGAGAAATCTCGGTGCTACCATCCAATTCTGTTTTAACCATACTGTGGCCACTAATTTGCCAACTTCTAACACTACACCCATTACTATAATAGGTACGGCAGCGGCAGCAAAAATACTTACTAATCCTGCAACGGAATAATAAATGGCAACAGCGGATATGGATAATCCGCTGAGCAAAGCCATCCAGGCTATGATTTTATCGCTTTTTGAAACTCTCATGAAAAAATATTTATGGGTTCACAAGCTCTCTTTAAACAGTCATTTAAAGAAAATCAGAACCATGCAAACAGCCTGTAGAATAAAGCCTAGGCCAATAGTGACTAGATTAAGCATGTCACGTTGCACAGCAGCCTTGGCAAATAGTAAGGTCAGTCCGCCCCAGGCCAGCAACACTAGATCAACACTGGGCAGTTTGTCAGTTAGACCTGCCATTGCAGCCAATAAGGTAGGAATGGTTGCACCGTGAATTACGATGACAGCCAACCAGCCTAGTGTTTCAGCACTAATGCGCTTAAATTTATCGCCAATAAAACTGCTCATTTCTTTAACATCGAACGTCATAATCTTGCCTCATCCTTATAAAAAATGTGATTACCAATCTTTCCAATTTTCTGCTTGTTCCAGCCTGGGCTTACGTAGGTAGCATGATAGTAATATGCGTCCTTCATAATGTCAAGACGGAATCCTTCCAGCAGAACTTTTTTGGCAACGGCATAGCTTTCGTCGTAGTGTTCTCTAGAACGAATTGGCTTGGCCTTACCATGTCCTTCGCAGTACCAACTAAATTGGCACACTATCTTTTCCATAAACATGTTTTTTTGGTAGACTACACCACAGATATCTTTTGGCCACTTATCACTTTGAGAACGGTTAATAGTGACCTGAGCCACTGCTACTTTGCCTTCAAAGGGTTCTGTGGCCGCTTCGTGATAAATGTTTCTTGCCAAACAATCTAATTGTCTTTCTCTGTCTTTGATAGAAACAATATCTTTGCTACTCAAGAGTTGTTGTTCTCTTAGACTGGCAAATTTGTATTCTACAATTTCCTGCATTACATATACACAAAAGAATAATCCTAGTGTACACGATATGATTTTAAGTGCTTTATCCATATCTACTCCTCTTAATTTTTCAGCCAATAATTTGGCTTTCAGCACAAAGGGATTTTTTGACCTGTTTTTTATATAGCGCATGAGAGTGGATTCACCAATTAAAAGGTCGATTATCGACGCATTTTGGCAATATCTTTGGCCTCTTGATCGTTAATGATGGGTACGGCGTTACTCTTGTGCATGGTGGCGATGCCCTTGATGAGTGTGCCTGTATACTTAGGTGGTTCTTTCCTCAATGCCGGTCCCATGTCCAAGCCGCCATTAAGGCTAGGAATGCGGGGACCTGTATCTCGTCTATAAGGTGTCTGTGTCATTGGCTGATAAGTTGTAAATTGTTTCTTTTTACGTTTGCCAGATTCAATGTTGTATTTGGCACACATTTCTTCCCACATTTCTTGGGCTTCACGTGCCTTTCGAGCATGTTCGGCAGACGCAAACTTTTTCTTGCCTTTACGTTTACCTGTAGTGGTAAGCCAAGGACCTTCTAAATGCATTGTCATACTGTCTCCAGTAAGTTAAACAATACGACTATTATACAATCTTAAACTAACATGTCAAGAGATTTTGGTAATCACTTTATTTTAAACAACTTAATCATTTTTTTGTAATTGGCTATGCTTATTTGAACATTAAACACCGCCATTGTGCTTTCATTGAATGAAAACAAGCAATGTTTCTTTTTGGTATTAACGTAATACCATCTGTGATTTTCAAGTTCTAAAACCTTATCGTTTTCTATCCAAACAAGATCGTTTGGCGCACAACCTTCGACGGTATACAAAACTCTAAAGGTATAAAGATCGTTATCTCTATGCCAAGGAAAAAATCCGCCAGAACCTAATTTAAGATAATGACTTCGTCCACACGTTAGTTCGTCTAAGAAAAATTGAAAAGGACCAGCATGTTTAGTCGAAGTTTTAAAATCTAGTTCTTTATAATCTGTTCCGTGTTCTTTATTGTATTCAACTAGGCTATCCAAATCAGGAACACCAGATGCAGAACCATCTAGACTGGTGATACTGCATCCAAATCTGTTTATAAATTTTCTAGGATTATATCTATACCACTCTAAAGTGTCTAGGTTGACATTACAAATAGGCAGTTCGAGTTCTATGAGATCCTCGTAGGCAATCAAATCAAAAGAAAACATCTATTAATTTTTTTCTAAATTATCAAATACATCAAATTGAAAGCTAGAAACAATATCATCCGCTGAATTAGTGTTGATTGGGAATTCTGTTATTTTATCCGCAGGGACTATTCTAAGTGTTAACGGAATTACAAATGATTTACCAAAATCGTTGGTGCATATCGCGGTAGTGTCGACAGTAATTAGTTCGTTGGTGTTGTGTTTGCCAACTAGCCAAAGTCCATTAATGCTAACACCTAATGGTAAAGAGTCTTGCAATTCAATCTTGGCAAATACAAAATTAGGAGCTAGCAGATAATTGACTTCTTGATTGCTGGCAATATTTAAAACAAAAGATTTTGGTTTTGGTAAATCTATCTTATTAAAACCATCGGGCTCGCCATGATAAATTGTTACAACATTTTTGCTATTTCTATATTTGACATCAGATAAATCTAAATAATCTTTCTTACCTGTAGATATCACTGATGCCAGTAAGTCGGCATAAACCACAGATGGAAAATCGCCGCTGCCATTTTGGATAGCAAATGAATTATAGGCTACCGCAGCAGTATGAATTGCAGTAGCCATAGATGTTCCTGCCGCTACCCCATAAGAACCTCCTGGCATAGCTACTTTAATTTTATTACCAGGTGCCCAGCCATCCAATTCTCCAGAATTAGTAGTCGATGCTGTTGTTGGGACTGATCCTGTATAGTTTGAAAAATCACAAGGACTGAAAGTTTCGTCATAAGCTCCCACAGTGAATACTTCTGGCATGCTTGCTGGGGTAATGTTGTTTATGGCAGCACCAGAATTTCCTGCCGCTGCTACTACCACTACGCCACATGAAATAAGGGCTTTAATTTTATTTTCTAAATAGACATTTTTTTCAATGCCCCAACTCATATTCACAATTGATAATTTTTTTGAATTATTAGATACGTCATTGACAACAGCATCTAAAGCTCCGAGGAAATGAGATAATCGTGTAGTTTCTCCCGCCTGCCAAATTTTTACTACTTTCACATGAGGATCAGCCAAAGAGCATGTTTTGCCACAGAGTAGGCTGGCCAAAGCGGTACCGTGAGAATTCGTATCTGCGAAATCTCCATTAAACGACCAAAGATTTGAGATAGTAGCATGATCAAATTCTGTGTGATTAGTATCCACACCGCTATCCATCAAATAAACAACAGCAGATTGCCCTCGGCGTTGATAGGTCTGTTCGTTTAACAATCTGTCTGGATACTTAACACTGGCCATTTTCCACCAGTCGTTAACGTCGGAAGAAGAAAATTTTACTTCGGAAGATGGGTAGCCTACAGGCCTAATATCAAGCTGGTCATTATCCTGTATACTTTCTACAATACCCGATAGTGGGGGCAATGATACAGCATTAACCAAATATACCTTGTCAAAGGCACTATATGCGGTCACTACAGTACATGAATGTTCAGAAAGATATTGATCGATCTGCTCTTTCGTGGTATCGTTCTTAAAATCAATAATTATGTGCATACTTATTCACCGAGTAATAAGTTATTTACCATACAATGATGCTTGATTATTGTTTTGTCATTGTATAAGCCAATATGATCGTAGAGTTTATATCTGAACAAAATATCAAATGGGCGTTTGGAAGGCTGATTCTGCCATTTGATCTTATCTGTTGTGCTAATACTTTCTGAATCAAAAAAGGCCTTAATTTTTTCAAACCCTGTATATTTTTCTAGTTGCCGAAGCACTGGAAAACCTGTTTCTAGATAGGTTTTATTTTTTGCGTCGTAGCCAATATCCATACTTTTAACAGGCAAACTATTATGTTTTAAATCAGTGGTTATAAAAGCATAGGCTAAGTTGGGAAAACTTTGAAAGAAAAATGGAACATAATTTGGTCTCGTATCTGCGTAGCGTTGTAGCGCCATTAGAGTATAATTTAATCCAGCTACGGACTTTGAAATGTAGTTGCCTGCCTGTATGATTGTTCCGGGTGTTTGCTGAGCAAATTTAATATAGGTTAAAATCTGTGGACTAGAACAGTCAAATTCCTTAGCATTTTCTATTAGCTCTGTACTGGCAATAAAAGACATCGCATCAAAAGTTTTTACTGTGAGTTTATGTTCCAATTTGTTCTTCTGTAAAAACTTTAAAAGATGCGAGCTGTCATGATAATTCCATCCGCAATAGTCGTAATGAACAATCTTGTAATCTACACCTGATTTTTCCCATGCCCAAATCATGGCCTGACTGTCTATACCACCACTGGCTAAAAGAGTATATGGCCCGTCGTATTGATCAGTAATGTTTTTCACAGCCAGTATGGCCTGTGCAAGGGGTGATTGAAAAATGTCAGTATCTAAACTTATCAAGTGATTATCAAAATCAACACACCATGCGTTGAGTCTAGCATTGGTGTTTGGGATGGTATCAAAATAGGTATCAAACCAGAGTTTCATTCTATTGATAAATCTTGATTAGTGTACTTTTTTTGATAGTAGTTTTTAATATTTTGTCTATCAAAGTTAGCATAAATTTTCATAAATTTTAATAACCTATCATCAATCAAGGGAGGAAAGTTTTTAATATTGAAATTCTTGCCCCAAGCAGCAAATGCCTCTGTAGTTATTGGTAATTTATGTTTGAAAGAATTTTCACAGAATTCTTTGGTAGCTGGCCAAAAATATATAAAGTCTTGCGAATTATTTTGACCAAGCTTTTGTGTACCAGTAACAATGTCTTCAAATGTTTCACTTTCAAAATGATCTACGATTAGGCAATCGCTCTTTTGATTTTTTATTTCGTTGGCATCTTCTACTATTATTTCAATTTTATCTAGCCTAATCTTAGCATTCTCAGCATAGGTTAAAAACAAATCTACCACGCTCTGATGTTTTTCAAAAATTGTTACTTTACGCACGTTTGGTTTGCTGACTAGACATAATTCTATAATTCCAAATCCTAAGCCGGTAGTAATACAATCACCGTAGGCTTTTTCAATTTCTATAAAACTATCGTAAAGTAAAGCCTTAAAATAGTAATCATGAACAGACCATCGTTCATTATCAACATACAGATTAAATACACCCGGAACAGGTTCTTTACAACGAGCATTACCAACTTTTACTGGATAGAAAATTTCTGGAACCGTATAATGGTCCATAAATGTCATTCTATTACTAACAGTTGACTTTGTCAATTTTGTAAAACCTTACTTACCGCATTTACCACACTGGCAATGCGTCCAACAGCAATACTATCGCCAACTATCAAACACTCTAACATGTTATTTCCTTGATGCCAGTACAATCTTACAAATATGTTCTAGTCGCTCAATGTGTTCAAAAGCACGCCATGGCGATGTGTCAATGGCTACTACACCGTGCCCCTTGATTCCTACGATATCAAAAGCAATATTGCCTTCATGATCTAGTTGTAGATTTTCATGGCAACGGTCTGCTAGTTCTTGACTGATGGGAGGAACATCACCCACATTAGGCGCTACCTTTGTATAGCGACTAAGTTCAGGAAAGTCCGCTACCACGGAAGAAAGATCTATACCGGCATGCATGGCGGCAACACAGTAGGTGGGATGTAGATGGACTACTACTCTAACATCATCTTTATGCTGTCCCATTTCACGTTGCAGGCCAAAGTGCAAGGGTAATTCACCGCTGGGGCGTAGGCCCTTACTAATATCAGAATAGGGCAGCACTTCCCAATCATATACAGACTTTAGGCTGGCAAAATCTGTACTAATAGATTTTTTAATGGCGATTTTTTTAAATTGATCTGGTTGAAGTGTTTGCTTACGAACACCACTAGGTGTCACGTAAAAGTGATCACGGTCGTGGTGTCGTATGCTGACATTACCATCTCGACTGGTTATCCAGTTACGCCGGTAGGCTTCTACCAGTGTTTCGCATATGGTTTCTAACATTATTTTTTATCTTTAAAATATTCTACTAATAAAATTGAACAAACGATTGTTAAAGCTAAAGAAAAGACTATTAACAACCAAGCGTTCATTATAGTGTCTCACCGCCAATAGCACGATTACATGGACATAGCTCGCCAGTCTGGCAAGCGTCTAGTACACGCAGAGTTTCTTCAGGTGAACGACCAACATTCAAGTTGTTTACAGTAACGTGCTGAATGACATTCTGTGGGTCAACAATAAATGTGGCGCGAAGTGCGGCACCTGCCGGGGCGTAAAATACGCCTAGCTGATTGATTAGGCTTAGGTCGCCACGCTGTGTATCTGCAAACTGAGTATGAGTGATCTTGGCTAGATCAGGATGTGCCTTTTGCCAGGCAAGTTTACAGAATTCATTATCTGTTGAACCGGTAAGCAATACAGCATCACGGTCTTTGAAATCACTTGCTAGTTTATCGTAAGCAATGATTTCTGTTGGACATACAAATGTAAAGTCCTTTGGATAGTAAACAATTACTTTCCATTTGCCTTCAAATGATTTTTCTGTAATGTCAAAGAATTGATCACTACCTGGGTTTACGCCTATTACGGCAAACGTTTCAATTTTATCACCAACTGTTTTCATGTGTGTTTCTCCTTGTGTGTGAAAACTAAATTAACATACTACTTGCACATTATATAGCAAATTTTATCAATAGATCAAGTGGTTTTTATAGGTTTTTTTCTATTGAATTTTTCTATTAGGTTAACAGATAAAATCAATTACCTTTGGACAAAAGAAAAGCCGCCTCACGGCGGCTCCTCTTAAGAACTTAATTTCAGATTAGAAATTGTGTTCTAGTCCAACGGCTAACTTGGTTGCATCAAGACCAGGTGTTACCGAATCTTCCTTAATATAACGAGCATGAACTCCGGTGCGCTTGCTGAACGCATAGGTAAGACCAAGATTGGTGGCCTTCACTACAGTTTCTCCTGCGACATTTTCTTTCTCGCCATAAAGAGCCTGAGCGGTTAGTACTGGAGTTAGTCTTTGCATGAAACCAACGCTTTTGCCTTTGGTTTCTACACCGGCTACCGTGTCATCTGAGTACATAGCGAAAACGCTAGTTCCCATCGGAGCAAAATCGTAACGTGCGCCAACTACTGTTGATTCATTGTTGACCTTGTCGTTAAATTTGCTGACAGTGACAGCCAAATCACGATATGTGAAATCTACACCACCTGCGGTTGCAGACTTACCACCAACCTCATCAAGAACGTGTTGAACATTTAGTTTAACACCCTTAACTGGTGTAGTGTTAAGAAAAACAGCGTTTTCTACTCTGCTGCCTTGGATGGCATGAATGTTTCTTGCACTACCAAAAACTGAGTCGCCAAACGGATTGAACTTGTCAACGGTCCAAGAAACAGAATGTTTCTCACGACCAACCATAACTCCTCCAAAGTTGTTTGACAAACCAACAAGTGCTGCGCGATCGCCTAGTTTGGTGCCCTCTGGTGAATCCCAATTGACTCCTGTTTCTAGAACGAAGTTAGCAGTTAGACCCTTGCCAAGAGATTCACTACCGCGAATGCCGATACGACTCTTGTCATTAGTCAACATGTTGTCAGCTGATGAGCCGTCAACTTTGACATTCTCGCCAAACACACGAACCTTTCCATAAATCTGGAGGCTGTCTTGTGCTTGTGCGTTAACACCAAAAGCCGAAGCCAATAGTGCTGCTAAAATAAATTTCTTCATATTGTTTCCTCTTTTAAAAAGATGCGTTAGTATATAGTGATTCTACTAAGAGGCGCAATAAAAAAGGCTTCAAAATGAAGTATTTTGGAATTATATGACTAGATAATTTGTTCAAAAAGAAAGCACCATAAGGTGCTTTCTGGATTTTCTGTTTCTTGGTATTCCTACCTCAGCAAGCCGATCAAGCGGCTAGTGCGTATGAAACGTCGTTTGCGTTTACTTTGTTTTCGCTGATTACGTCAGTCGACTCTCGTGCTGTCCACTCTGTTACTCTTTGCCCTGTCGAAACCTGGTCCGGCCCATCATAAAGAAACTATCGTTTAGGTTCGAGCAAACTAAAATGTCTACGAATAATAGGCCCGGCTGGCAAATTTACTTCTGTCGCCGAATCTGCAATATCCGAACATTCTTCTGCCACTAACTCTCCAAAAAATTCTATGTCATCTGTTAATTCGATACCTGCCTGTTCGGCAAGTTTCTTAAGGTTAGAATTTTTGGCACTAAACATTAATATCCTTATGGTGGACCGGGCGGGAATCGAACCCGCGTCCAGAACACTTTTCTCTTTGCTTCTTACAGCAATACAAAATGTATTTAACTACATTTTTTCTAAGATGTCAATCTTTTCGTCTGTCTTTTCAGTTTGTTTGAGCGGACGTATTGGATCTAACCAGGAATCTGCAATGTAGGCCTTGGGAGTTTCTCCGTACATGTTAGTGATACCGTATTCTGAACCTATCCACCAATAGTGATCTGTCACTGCTGCCTTACATTCTATACCACGAAATTGAAAACTCTCTCCCTCTTGAAACTTTCCAATATATTCTTCTACCAATACAGTCTTGCCTAGGTTACTAGGTCTAATGCTATGAATAATTTTAGCTAGATCGCCTTGTTCACACTTCATTATTCTTTACTATATTCATTAATTTGGTGTGTAAAATCATGTTTTCTGTTACTAACTTTGTAATAACAGATAGTAATATCAACCTATCTTGATCAGAGTAAGTTTCTTTATCAAACTGATCTATGATGCTAGTGCCAATCATTTTGAGAGCTTCGGCTTTTCCCTGTTTGAATACTCCCCAGTCAATGGGATCACCTTCCTCAACAGCAAATGCAACTTCGATCAATTCATCTAGATCTATCTTAGCCATGCTATTCTTTCACCTGCTTCCTTTCTACGATTGTATTCTTGTTCTGTAGCAGGATAACGCCATGCCCACACGGCTACCAAGAACATGAAACTACCTGACCAAATTACCGCTTTGATGTTAAAGGATACAAACCATGTAAAAACCAAAGTCGTTAACATGGTAATGATCATAAGGTATTTCATTTTCTGCGGAAAAATTCTTTTTTCAGTCCAATTGGTCAAAAACGGACCAAACTTAGGATGACCATAAATCCAGGCATGCATCTTTGGTGAACCCTTGGCAAAACAATAAGCAGACATTATTACAAATATACTATAGGGAATGCCTGGAGTGATTACGCCAATATAGGCCATACCTAGGCTAAGAAAGCCTAAAATTTTCCATAACCAGTTTTTCATAAAACCCTCAATTAGCAAATACGTTTCCTGACCCTGTTAACGGATGACCGCAGGTGCAGTTGTCACCTTGTCTATTAACTAGAATATTGTAGGCTAAAACATTTGGACTGCTTTGATCTGTTTTAGGACTAGCATGGCTTCCTGTTCCGTGGCCTTGAACATCTGCACCTTTTACAGATATTGGAGCATTATTTACAAAAACAGTATTGGTTTTAGGATCTACTACCTTACCAACGCAGCTATCAACATTTACTCTTGCAACGCCTGGCATTATGTTAGTTTAATTCCTGTTGTGCTGCTCAAATATTGATCAGCAAATTGTTTATCAGTTGGAACGATGACAGCAATGTTACCATTGTTCAACTTTATTTCTTTGTCTGGATTTACAGTAAATAGGAAAGGCATCATGCCTATACCCTGTGAAGTCATACTTAAAACTAGAGGTTTACTAATTTTTGTATGAAGACCCGTTTCCTCAACTAGTTTTGCGATAAGTTCCTCACCGCTTACCAATTTGATTGTAACCACTTCACCTGGTGCTATACCTTTTTCAATTAACATCATGCTGCCTCTTTCAAATATTTCTCTAGATCTGTAAGGCCACCGATAAGTTTGCCGTCTAGAAATATCTGTGGAACTGTTCGTGCATTGGGAACCGCTTCTAGCAATTCTTCTTTGGTATAGCCGTCACCAATTTTCTTTTCTTCAAAAGCAATGCCTTTCATCTGTAACAGGGCCTTGGCCTTGTCGCAAAAGGGGCAATGATACTTTGACCAAACTACTGCTTTCATCCTAACTCCTAACTTGAAAATACTACTCTGTTCTTTTTGTCAACTACTCTAACAAGTATAGCACCTTTAGCCTTCTTAAGTAAAGCCGCAGAAATGGCCTGGGCCTCAGTGCCATAAACACCTATGGCATTCCAGCTTTCGTAAGGACTTTTAGATTTAAACTGTGCTTTGAAGCTCATACAAGTAATTATCTAAATTGCAGGAAGCTCGTCGTAATCTATAGCATCACTCATAACACCAATTACATAATTAGTGCTTTCGTTTTCCTGTAAAGCCGTCTGTTTCTTACTTGTATCGCTATGTTTGTTGAACCATGGAATCGGATTGGTTTTTGGTGCGGGTGCCGTATATTTGATTCCAATTTCTTTAAGAGCTATAGCTGCTGTGTAATCAACAAACTCCTTAAGAATATTGGCATTCAAACCAATAACAGGACCTTTCTTAAACA